CAATGCAAAACTACATGGTCTATGGCGAACTAGTTCGTGCGAAACTCCACGGTCGCAAACAAACTTTGCAGCATACCTATGAAGTTCTTTTGGTATCTCGTCGTGCGGGCATACTTGCCATTTAGAATCAGTAATTAATTGCTCAGTATCTAAAAATAATTTACTATATTCATTTAGAAACGGATCAAATAATTCATCTGGACATTCATTCAGATACGCTTGAAACCAAGCTGTAAGATTACCTCCAATATAGACATAAGGATTAACAAAAATTACTTGTAAGTATTTATATGTTTTATACTCAGTAATACTTACAGGCAGGTATTTAGCATTGCATCTAACAACAAAATTGCTATGCTCTACCATAGCCAAGTGAGGAGTAGGTTTTGCATTGATTAGTTTCTTAACAAATTTCTCAGCGCTGCCTTCAGTGATCTTGTCTTCTGATTTATAACAAGTCCTGCCAGCGAGTTCGATAAACTTAATCGCGCTCTCATAGTCTGTCGGTACAGCTCCATAAAATTCAACTGATGGTTGTATTAGTTTCATTTGGTATCCTTTATGCACAAGTAGGAGGAAGCTGTGTTTGAGCTTTCTGAAACACTGCTTTTCTAAATTCGAAGCACAGGGTATCAAGTGTTTCTGCATCCAGTTCTGATAGATGTATTTTTCTGCCTTCTACAAGCCCTTGCTGCCTTAATGTTGGTTTCTCTTTTACATAGACAACGTCTGGTACGTTAAATGGTACTAATTCCATCTCGATTATTGCTTCCATTCCTTTCCTCCCAGTATCTTTAAAATCTCTTCAGCAGCCTCTACTTTCCCTCTAAGGTTTTCAAGTACTTCTACGTCATGACTTATTCTTGCATGCTCTACTACTTCTCGTCTGTACTGATATTTTTCAAATCAAACGTCAGAAACGCAGTTGTCATGCTTGCTTTAAATTCGACCGGCATCTTTTCTGGTAACTCCTTGTCATACTCGTTTTTGTACGGTTCAATTCTCCTCCAAAATGCTCTGATAAATGCTTCAAACATTGGGTGATTTTCAATACCAGCGGCATCATCTTGGCGCAAACTATCGTTCCGACATCCAGTCCCAATGTCACACATAAAGATCATATTGCCAGGGTCGATTGCATTCTCCCTGCCGCAGTATTCACATTTCATTTCCGCTCCATCGTAATGATTGACTTTACTTTCAGCTCATTCACACCCTCCAGGTGTGATCAGTCGCTTCAACTAATGCACGGAACTTCCGGCTCCGTGCTGTTTCCTGTTTGAATTATTGTTTTTATTGGAGGTAATTTAAAAGGATCTTTTTTCTTTTTCTGCAAAACATTTTCAACATGAACTAATAAATCATTACTTTCATTCAGCATAGCATTCAATCGCCTTACCATTCCAGTAAGCCAATCTCCATGAGTTCTAAATCTCTTTTCTTCACATTCATCTAAAGCATTTTGCAAGTCTAATTCAGTTAGTTTTTTCATAATGTTATTCTCTTTTCCATTTACGTACATATCCACCATTTAATACATTTCCATCAGGAGATAAAATTACAATCTTAATATCAAAAGGCCAATAACGTTTAGCTATTAAAGTATTAAATACAGTTCTTCTTGCAATAGTTAAAGTAACTTCTCCATCATGATCTTGTAACCAAACAAGTTCCCCATTAGTTAGATAGGCCCATATTCTTTTAATCATAATTATTTCTCCTTATTAAATAAGTATCTGATTTCTACTTCAAGTCCGTGCTTTTTAGCTTGATCAATTCCATATTGCATACCTTTAGTTATTCCAAGATCAGCATATACTACAGATGCTTGAGCTACTGATTTCCATGCAAGTCCAGCATCAATACCAAGTTGACGCTCTTCTGGAATATCATCTCTTAATATACCATCTTGAGTATATAATAAATGACTTGCTATTGGAGCTTCACCACGAAGTAGGCTATCTCTAACACATCTTCTTGCATATTGAATATTTTTAATAATATTTCCTGCATATGGACTTTCTAATATTACGAGTTTCATAAGATTTTTATTCCTTTGTTCTTATAAATTCTGGATGTAAAATATCACGATAATTTATTTTATATCTTTCCTTATCTCCACTTTCAGTGCCCCAATCGAGTACATCATATTTCCCTATAAACACATAATACAAAATGCGAAAACGGTATTTTATCCATTGATAAGTCCAATAATTAAAACCACAGCATCTAGCTGGTCGCCATTTCCCAGGACTATATTCTTCAGAGATATGCCAAGTGGCAATTTCACTTGCCGAATAAATTAATGGAATTCTCATAATTTATTTCCTTTTTTAAAAGTAATTGGACATGGTTTAGTTGGATTCAATACTGAAAGTTCTTTCTTATATTCAAGATAAAGTTCATCAAAATCAACTATGTGTTCTTGTAAGTATTTCAAAAGATCCTTTCCAGTTTTGTTAGCACAGTGACCATGATGGCACTTGAAGCTCATATACCCATCAGCTAAAAGAAATACTGTAGCTCTATCATCTGATGGATCAGTATGTTCATTAGCCCAAGGGCAACTAACATCATAATGACCTTCATCAAGAATGTTTTTAATTTCAATCATTTGCCAGGCAGGATGTCTTTCAGCATAATGATCTTCAAGGAAATCATAATCACTTGAATTAGTACATTTGCAAGATTTAGTCAGATCAATTTCAAAAGAATCTGCAAGATCAAACATGCTTACTTTTACTTCTGGATGCCAAAGAATCATTCTACATTTGAAAATCTTCCCATTATTCAAAGCAACTTTATTCTTTTTCGTGTTATATCCTTCTGGCAATCGAACATATCTAGTGACTCCTAACATTCCTGAATCAACTCCATCAGGACAAATCTTATGTACTATGCCAGTTAACAGATTCTCTACATATGATCTTTCCTTGCACGGCTCGGTCAATATGTACCCCCATTGCTGAGAGCCTGGACTTGTTTCTAATATCCAACTTGGTGCAGGTTTATCAAGAACTAGCTCTAGTGGAATCTTTTCTCCTATGTCATCAATGACTATACAATGAGTTGACTTAAAAAGTTCTTTTCTTCTGCGAGCTAGTTCATCATCTGTTTCATGAAACAGGCTAATTGTAAAGTATTGATTTGCAAATTCTCTGAGTTCTGAATTAACGTAATGATTTCCAAGCCATGCCTTTTTACTTTCTTCTGAAAAGCCCTTACCGGGATCATGAAAGAAGTCTGTCACATGTGCCCAGATAAAATCGACTCCAAAGATTGCCTGAAGAAATTCTCTATTAGAAACTTGCATAGGCGAAAATTTAGTTTGGTTGTTCAAAGATGAACGAAAAGTTATCAATCATTTAAATTAATTCCATGCTTTTCTATTTTTGATATAAGATCTTGCACACCTTCTTCAAGCTTATAAAGTCTTTCAAGTTCATTAGCGGCTTGTAATCTTGCTTTACGAAATTCAAATTCATCTGCACCATATGGGTTTCGTAAAAAAGATAACACAATATTTTTATCCATTTTAAATCCTATTGATATAAAATTATAATATTTAAATTAACCAACCCCAAGCTGAATCAGTTTTAATATGACTAATTGCGTATTTAGTAACATTATATTTTTCTGCCAAATGATAACCTATTCCACGATAAGGATTCTTTAATGCTTTTTTAATTTCAATAACTTCTTCTTGAGTTAGTTTTTGTGGTCCATGAAGATTTCTTTTTACAGCATCTATCAGATTGTCTGATTGAGTACCTAAAATTAAATGTTTCGGATTTACACAAAGTTTATTATCGCAAGAATGTCTAACAACTTTTTCTTTAGGAATTAATCCATTGAATATAATATAAGACATTCGGTGAGCCATATAATGCTTATCTCCCCAAGAAGTTTGCCCATAATTATTTTCTTGTCTTGTCCCTTGCCACATCCAACAAATATCTTCATTTTCTTTTAAAGAATAATCTTTTGGTAATTGTGATAAAAAACGCTTTTTAAATTTTGAAAATGATAGAAATGTCCTAATATCAAATGGGTTTATATTCATAATTTAATGCCATTTTTTGTTTTAATATATTAATTTAAAGTGATAATTCCTAAGTCAAGTAAGGCAAAAAAACATCGTTTGGTAGCCACAATATCAGAAAAAGCATCATGTGCTCCATCAAATCTTTCACTGAATAAATGTTCATGAAGTTCAATTAACTTTGGCCATTTAGGTTTACCAAGTTTATTCTTCAGGCCACAAAACTTAACTACTGCTTTATCTTTCATCGTACAATACGCTGGCAAGTCAAGATAAAAAGCTGATCGAGCTTCATCAGACATTTTGTCTATGTTTCGTTCCATCAAATGCTTAACATATTGCCAATCAAAAGAATGATTATGACAGATCATAAAATCAGCTTGACGAAGCATTAATCCAAATTGTTCTGCAGCTTCAAGTTCTTCAACTCCCTCAGCATCTGCTCGTTCAACTGAAATGCCATGAACTGCTTCTGCAAATGGATTCATTGATCGTCCATTCGCTTTGATAATAGTATTCATTTTTGCAAAATCTTCATTCTGATTTCCTAAGATAGCGCCGATCTGTACTGTCCATGCTTGCTCAGGATGATCAAATGATAGTTCTTTTTTGATAAATCCAGATGTTTCAGTATCAAAGAAAATAATTTTAGTGTCTTCATTTATTTCAATCATTTTATCAGCCATGCAAGTTCTCCTTTAAATTTTTTATATATGATCCCCATTGATCTGCAATAGCATCTGCAATTCCTGGAAAAGTTACTGATCTAATTCTTGATCGATTTTTTGATGGTGGCATATTATGAATTAAATCTTTTGGATTTTCTACTACATTTGTTGATTTTAATCTTGGAAGATTTTTTAATGCAAAACCAGTTGTCTTATTTACTGGATGCCCAAATTGCCACGGTTGAATATATTGAACATTCATAAAATGTTTAAATATTACTGATGTTGGATTTTCTAAAGCAACATGTTTTGCTGCTTTACATGCCCGTTGCCATAAGACTTTTGTCCATTCAATTGCAATTAAACGTTTTTCATGTTTTGGTTTTCCCTTACCATAAGTGCCATTACCAGCTAAACACATAGCCGTACATGGTGGATGAAGAATAATTAAATCCCATTTTTGTTTATCAAAACAATCAAAGATATTCATATGATAATGCCAATCAGGATTTCCTTGTGTAGGGCTTAGATCACAACTATAAGCATTGAATCCTGCATTACGAAAAGCTTTACAAATAGTTTGAGATTCTTCACAACCAATTAAAATATTCATAGCAACTAGAATTCCCATCTAATAAGATCATATAAAATTTTCATCATGTCATTTCCCTTGTCATATGCAGGAAAGTTACTACCAGTTGGGTCAGTAAATTCTTCTAAAAGTTTAATAGGAGCTTTAAATGATTCAACTTGTTTTCTTTTCCAATTATTCTTAAGTTTATCAAGTAAATCATTCACAATCATTGACATAACATAAACTAATGATGCAGCTTTAAGATCATCAAGTTCACCTTTAGTTTGATTATCCCAAGAATTAATAGCTGCTAATGCTTCATTCATTGATTTAATATTATGATCAATAGGCCATTCATGTTATAATGAAGGCTTAACTAAAGCATTTTCATCAGTAGTTAAAGAAGCAAAACATATTGCTATAGTTACAAAAAATGTATTAAGAGCTATTGATGAATGGGAAGAAGGTGATAACTTAGATGGAGCTACATTATACTTTAATCCTAAACTTGTTCCAGGTGGTTGGCCTGCATCATGGAAAAAAGAAAGGACTAAATTTGTAATGAAAGAGCAAGATCATGTATTTTTAATTGAAGTTTAATATAAAGGCTGATCAAATATGTCACGGCAACTATCAGATTGGCTAGAATATTATATGAAATATACGCAGAGGACAGAGCCACCTGAATTGTATCACTTATGGTCTGGATTAACTGCACTTAGTTCAGCATTAAGACGCAAGTGCTATTGCAATTGGGGAGCATTACGAGGCTTTGTTTATCCAAACTTATTTGTGTCTCTTGTAGGCCCGCCAGGAGGTCGGAAGGGAACTGCAATGAAAATTGCAAAATCATTTGTACAAACTTTGAATGTTCCTATGGGTGCAGACTCATTAGGATCAACGCAAGCACTTTATAAAGAAATCATGGACAGCGAGGATAGTTATGTTGATCCACAAGGCTTGACTAAAAAACATAAGAGTGTTTCTATCTGGTCAGAAGAATTTCAAGTATTTCTTTCTGATCGAGATCAAATGTTAATAAGCTCACTTACTGATCTTTTTGATTGTGCAGATAATTGGAAGTATAAAACTCTTGCAAGAAAGAATGAAGATTTATCTAACTGCTGGTTAACGATCATCGGAGCTATTACTCCTAGTCTACTACAAGCAAAGTTAAGTCAAGATGCAGTTGGTGGTGGCTTGATATCAAGGATTATCTTTGTAGTTGGTTATGGGCCTAAACAACGGAAAGCATTGCAGTTTCTTACAGAAGAAGAGGAAGAAGTTAGCAAAAAGCTTGAGACTGACTTACAGGAAATTGCAAATTTATCTGGGCCGTTTATTCTATCTAAAGATTTTCTTAAAGCATATGTTCGTTGGTATGAGCAAGAATATGATGATTCAGGTGTTAGTTCAGAAAAGTTCGCTGGATATAATCATAGAAGACCATTACATTTAAATAAGATATGTATGCTTGTTTCTGCAGCTGAATCAAATGATATGATTATCACTGATAAACATTTTGAAAAGGCTTTAGCTATTTTACAAGTTACTGAACAGGAAATGCCAAATGCTTTTTATGGTCTTGGATTATCAAGTCAATCAGATGTTTATGCTAAATTTCTTACATTCATTGATGCAAGAGAATATTTTGATTGGACTGAACTTATGCGTACTTTTCATTTAGATGTAGAAAATATTTCACAGCTTCGTGGATATGTTGAAATGGCAGAACAATCTGGATTGATAGTATCTGAAGCATCTGCAACATCATCTCGGTATACTACTATTAAGACTAAGAAAGAAATTGATAAATCATGTTATTTGGATAATACAGTCTTTAGATTAATGGATCGAAATTTACTTAAAGGTAAATAAAATGTCAAGGAAAACTGATCTTCAATCTTTAGTAATGCTTAGTATTTTAGCTGGAAGTTTTTATCAGCTTTATAAATTCAGATACTTTGCAAGAGTTGATATTCATAATTTGTGTAATGATAGCTATTCTCATGTAGTATCAGTAATAAATGAATGGCCTATTGATCATAATATTAAATCAATGAATGAAGCATTAGCAGCGATTAATTCTTGGGGTAGTCAAACTAACAGTGAGCTTGATGATCTTAAAGCTGCTTCATTAGTTTATGTTATGTCAATGATTGTGAATGATTTATTGGATAAGCTTAAGAATAATTGGAAAAGAAAACAAGTTGAATCATTTAAAACTCCAATTAAACTTTTAGAAGAATTTACTGATCCAACTGGAAGTAACTTTCCTGCGTATGACAAGGGAAATGATATGATGAAGATTTTATATGATCTTATTAAATGGGAATTTTAAATTTAAAGGAGAACTTGCATGACTGATAAAACGATTGAAATAAATGAGTACACTAAAATTATTTTCTTTGATACTGAAACATCTGGATTTATCAAAAAGGATTTATCCTTTGATCATCCTGAACAAGCATGGACAGTACAAATCGGCGCTATCTTAGGAAATCAAAATGAAGATTTTGCAAAAATGAATACTATCATCAAAGCGAATGGTAGATCAATGAATCCATTTGCACAAGAAGTGCATGGAATATCAATTGAACGAGCAGATGCTGAAGGAGTTGAAGAACTTGAAGCTGCAGAACAATTTGGTTTAATGCTTCGTCAGGCTGATTTTATGGTCTGTCATAATCATTCTTTTGATTGGCAATATGTTAAGCACTTGATGGAAAGAAACATTGACAAGATGTCTGACGAAGCTCGATCAGCATTTTATCTTGACTTGCCAGCGTACTGTACAATGAAAGACAAAGCAGTAGTTAAATTTTGTGGACTGAAGAACAAACTTGGTAAACCTAAATGGCCAAAGTTAATTGAACTTCATGAGCATTTATTTAGTGAAAGATTTGATGGAGCACATGATGCATTCGCTGATATAACAGCAGCCAAACGATGCTTCTTTGCTTTGCTTGATTTAGGAATTATTACAATAGGTTAATAAGAATCTAAGTCGCAATCGACTAAAAGAGTTTAACGGTTCCTACTGCAGGGGATTCACTAAAGAGCGTTTTAATCATGGGATGAAAAACCTGAGCTACGATTGTGACTTTTTAAATTAATTTAGTAGGATTTATAAAAAAATGAAATTTCCTATAAAAATCAAAATAATTATTACTAAAAATTATAATCAATTTTTATCTTGGTGCCATGAAAATAATGTTAATCCTAAAGATAAATTTGTTCGTTATGTAAATAAAGAAGAACATCTTAAAGGATTACATAATTGTGAAATAATTTATTATGGTGAATATTGGCTTAGTCCTGTATTTGGATCATACTTACTTAATGAAGTTATTAGGAGTTAATATGAATAAAAAAGAAAAATCTATCGATAAAAATATTATGATACATTATTTACGAAATCCATATAGTATAGATGAACTTGAATTTTGTAAAATAAGATTACATGCAGCTGATGAACTTGAAAAACTTTATAAACTTGAAGAAGGTGTTCAAGCTCTTTTGGTAAAAATAGAAAAGTATGAAGCTAGTTTAAATGAATAAAATTAAAAAAGGATATTATCTTATGAAACTATCATTCTATTTTGATATTCA